CGACATTCCGCCGTAACCACCAAATCCACCCATCTGCTGACCCATTCCGTAACCGCCATACTGCTGTGGTTGCGGTCTTTGCTGTTGATAAGGGTTTTGATATGGCTGATATTGTGGCTGTGGCATCTGTTGATACTGCTGTTGCGGCTGACCATATCCCATAGCTCCGAACTGACGTTGAGGCTGCTGACCAAATCCGCCCATAATACCCTGCGGTTGTCTCTGTGGGACTTGCGGAAACCCGCCAAACATACCCATACCCATTGGTCGTTGACTGCCAAGGCCCATGCCCATCCGGGGCTGACGCATACGTTGCATCTGCTGTTCCATCTGGTTAATTCGGTAATCTTTAAAACCACCAGTGTTCTCAAAAGCAGTGCGTAACTCGCCCATGCGATCCTGTTCTTCTTGACTAGGCTGCATAGCATCCATCAAAGACTGCATCTGAGCGCGTTGGTCTTCGTCCGGGCGCATGGATTTACGATAGTCCATCATAGCTGTGTAGGCTTCATTGCCTTCAAACGGGTTAACTGGCTCTGCTTGTTGTGATTGCCCACCCATCATCGACATAATACCCGTATTCATAAAAGGATTAGCAAAAGGTGATGACATAAAATTAGCTCCAACAAGGAATTGTTCGGGTTATATCACTTTTCTGCCGCGCGATCAATATGTCTTTCGCCCATGTACGCATCAACAACCATCATCATAAAAAACGGCAGATCATTTGGATGCAAACCTAACCCGAATAAAAGTTCCACTACTAAGTTTCGCATCTCTGGCATCGAATAAGATTCTGGCATATCTTGCAGCATCTTCGATACAATTACCTCAATTCTTTCTGGACTTAATCGCTCTTTGCTCATCGCCATCGCTAATCCTTTCGTGATTTAGGTCTAATGCTCTCATCTAAAGCCTTTGGTTCCTCATATGAATAAAAAATATGCCGCCCAACACGAACAATTCTGTAGAGCTTTCTGCGCCACACTGGTCGAACATTCACAGTATGATAGTGATCAGCGGTGCTGTAAGGCAAAGTATCCGGGTCGTTTATGATCTTAACCGCAAGCTCTTGAGCCTTGACCCACGCCACTTCATCTCTGGGCTTCGGTGTTTTGTTGTTCCGATAGAACGAAAACTGACGATCTTGCGTAATGACATTGCACATAGAAGAGGGCCAGCGTGGTGACGCCATGCGATTAACAATCACCCTAGCCACCATCAACTGACCCAATAACTTCTCCCCGCGTGCCTCATGATACAAAGCGAGACTAAGGCACGCCGCCGCCGCTATCACTTTTCAATATCCAATTTATACATCCAATTCTGTAAAACTTGGTAACTTTTTAAACCTAATAAATTAGCAGCATTTTTTAAGTTCTTACTTTTGTCAATAGCTCTCCTAATGTAGTCACGCTTCACCTCATCAAGAGCATAATGAATATCGTAATGCTCCTCGTACTGATCAAGAGGCAAATAATCTTGGAACTCGTCACGCAAGTCCTCCAAGTCTGACTGGGTTTTTATGTCAATCAAACGATCAAGCAAGTATCGAAATGTCGGTTTATTAATTTCCATGTTAGACATCTTCCTGTTCCTTTATTGCTAATCCTATGTTCATTGCTATCTGTGGAACAATCGCGTTCCCTAATCCTTTAAGTCTGTCCACCCTTCTGGATACCCCATGAGCCACTCGACCCACGTTGGGTTCAACGATCCAGTTTTGCCCATCTGTGAGTTTACTGCGTCTGGAAGACTGTTCGTTTCGTTGCGCCCTGCTGCCGCAAGCGTTTCCGCTTTGCGCCCCCCTTTGTAATCTCGTGCTAACGGAGTAGGCCACATTGACATCGTTTTCTCGTCCACTTGCTCTCGGAGATTGCTCGGTCTGGCTCTGCCCTTGCGATGACCCTCTTGCATCTTCTTCGTTGACTCCTCCGATCTCGGTGGCAAGTGATCCATCGTATTGGGCGTTGCCCACATCTTCTCCGTATGATTCACCGCGTCCCTTAGTTTCACGCCCCACCGAACCCCGTCCTTGTTCTTCCGACTGAACCTGTTGTTCTCCAGTTTCACATCCTGTGCTGTTCCTCCTTCCACGTCTGATGCTGACGGAGTAGGCCAGTTCACTGTGGGCGATGATCCATAATCTATCTCGTCTGTGGGGAGCGTTGACGCCGCAAGCTGGAACAACAAACGTCCTTGTGGAGTAGCCTTCGCTTTCCAAGTCAAACAACACCTTGTCGAGGCCCAAGGCGATGTGACCATAAACATTCTCGAAAACGCACCAAGTCGGTCTTTTTTGTGCAACAATTCTAAGGATGTACGGCCAGATGTGGCGGTCATCTTCTGAGCCTTTTTGCTTCCCGGCGACAGAGAAGGGCTGGCAGGGGTAGCCTGCTGTGAGAATATCGTGGTCGGGAACAAGTCTTTCTGGGTCATTAGCTAACTCCTTTACATCTGTAGCTATAGGTACGTTTGGAAAATTCTTTGCTAGTATTTCACGACACCACTTCTCGGTGTCGCAAAACAAGATTGGTTTGGACAATCCAGCCCATTCAAACCCAAGAGAAAAACCTCCAATACCACTGCAAAGATCAACGTGTCGTAATTGTCTTTCAGTGTTCATTTCTTTTTTCCCTCAAGCACGTTTAAAAGTTCGCGCTTGAACTCAACCGCTGCACCTAATTTATCTTCCGCAATAATGATGTCGATCACCCTATCAATAACGTAAGCGATCTCTACTCTTCCATCTCCCATCACCATAACTCCCCAAATACCTTGCGGAACACCTCATCAAGCATCTTCTCCATTTCTTCCTTACTCATCGTCTTCCTCCAACTTTCCAGTTCCATTGCACATATGGCAATCTATATCGCGGAAAGAATCAACCTCCACAGTCACTTCTAGTTTGCCGCCGCCCTTACATTCGGGGCAATCAACTTCTGCCTCCTGCAAGCCAACAACATAATTGCCTATTTTACTCATGATATTTCCTTTTCTTTGCTAGATGCCTAAAGGTAACATTTATTATCTATCGGGGTCAACGGGCAAAATAAGAAATATTATGTTCGGGAAAACAAACAAAAAAACCCCCCAACATTACGTTGAGGGGTCAGAGAGGTGCAAAAGGACATCCCCATGTCCTTGTAAAAAGCTAACCTGTTCGGGTTAACCAATCAAGAGAAAATTTTCTTCCACCAAGGAACCTTTTGTTCGGGGGGCGAATAAGCATTAGAAGTCATTGGGGTAAAGGTCTTTGTCTTTTTTAATCCCAGATTAGCAATTCGGTTCGTAACTGAAGAGGGAGTGCGTCCCAAGATTTCAGCCATAAACCGAACAGAACTGCCGTTCTTGCGCATATCCCGCAATAAAATATCTTCCTTACTCGTCCAAGCCTTATAAGTTTTCTTTGCCATTAAATCCATCCTTTCAAAATAGCCAAAAGCCAAACTAGCACCAAAACGGCACTAATTCCAAAAATTACTTTGTCTTCCCAATCACCCCAATCCATCACGCATCAACTCCTTGTCGCTCTTCAATTTCATTAAGCGCACGTTTAAGCGCACGTTTAACCCGCTTTGATCGGTCTGGTAAAATCAAACCTTCCAAGCCTTCAATCATCCATTCAATCTCATGTTTGGTAATTGACACCTGAACGGCAGGAACCAAGTTGATCCCGCCGTTGATGTTTGTTTGCTGTAAAAACCTCATGAAACTGCGTCCTCAATAAAAGCAAATCCACCGCCATTGCCTTCCTCATCTTGGGACAACACGAATTTAAATGTGTCATTGCCCTTCTTCATTGTGAACGTAGGCCATGTGTTGTGTTTATCGTATTCACAAGGAACCATTTCAAAATCAATGATTTTCGCTCCCCTCAACTGACCAAAATGTTTTTCATATGCATCATTACTCATGCCGCCATCTCCTCTGCTTCTGCTAACGCAACGCGTAACTTGTAATCGTCAAGGCCAAAGTCTTTGTAGCCATCTTCAATCATTTTATAATACCCACCATTCGGGGGTCTGTTTCGGGTTTTGTCGTTCATTTCATAAACAATCCAATCCGTATTGATCTTGCGCCTGTTGTATAAGTGCGGATAACCCTCAAGCTGATCTAAAGAACGCAGACAATCAAGAGTGATCTCCCACAGTACAACGGGGCAAATCGTTTCGGTATCGGGTACAATGTCGGCAACGCCGCGAAAAACCAACCGCGTATCGGGCAGATAAAATCCGCCCAACGGTTTCGCCTTCGGGCAACGTACAGACATTGCATCGCGGTTCGTATTCATTCCATATGCCATATATAACATCACACTGTCTCCCCTTGCTCTGCACCAAACTCAATAGCCTCATCAATCAAGGCATCGTTCAGCTTGTTAAGGAAATCAGTGCTGAAATGATTGGCAATGACGCTTTGTGCGTAACCCGCAGAACAATTGGCGTCATAAGCCGAATATTTACAGAACTCGTTAATGATAAAAGAACGCATGGACTTGCGGTCATGATTGTTGCCCTTAATAAATTCCAGATTGGATCGGTAGTGACCCTCACCAAGATAAGAACCATCCAACCAACAACGGAATAACTGCCGCGTTGCGTGGTCGCCATCCATAAGGTCGCCGCCTAAATCGCGTAAAATGCGGCCTTTGGCGCTGCTTTCAAATTGTGTCATTTCTATACTCCTGTTTACTAGATGTCCCAAGTAGTACCATATCACATAGGCAAGTCAAGCAAAAAAGATAAGAAAAATTATGTGTTGATTTCATTACATTATTTACGTCAACTTTTTTCACGTCAAAACCTGACGTAGTTGATGTTGATGTGAATAATGTAAGTAAATCAAAGACTTAACCTGTTTACGTCAAACACGTCAAGTTTGCGTTTTGACGTGAATTATTCAATGAAATCAAACACTTATTTTACGTCAACTACGTCACCCCCTATACAGGGGGGAGTATATACCATCCCCCCCTGATGTTGTTGTTGATCTAATCTGAGCAATCCAATATGGGAACTATTGGTTTTATATGGACTTGATTTAGTTGAGCCGTGGGGATACTCTGAGCCTATTGAAAATCAACACAGGTGAACAAATGCCAAAGGTCGGGGATCAAGTCGAAAAAGGTGGACGTAGGTTGCAACCGCAACAACAGAAGTTTTTAGATAACTACATTCATAAAGACATGACCCAAACGGGAGCAGCTAGAGCAGCAGGGTACAAGTCTCCAAATGTTCGGGCTGTACAGCTTCTAAATAACCCAGTTGTTCGGGAACGCATGGAAGAGATGCGGAACGAACTGGAAACTAAATACGGAGTGTCTGTGACTAAATCTGTTCGGGATATGCAAAGACTCCGGGACGAAGCATGGCAGGCCGGGAACTTCAGTGCTGCAATCAAAGCCGAGGAACTGCGTCTGAAAGTAACGGGGCTTATGGTAGCCCGTAGCCATGTAACGCACGAAAACGTTGATAATCTAACGCGGGACCAGATCGTTGAGCAACTGCAAGAGTTTATGGATCGCGCTAAAAATAGAATGATCGATGTGACACCAGCAGAAAATCCCATAAAACCCGAACAAATCGACATAACATACGATAACGGGAAAGCCGCAGGGTAAGTGGATAACTTGGGGCGGGTCGGGCCACGGAGGCCCCGCAGAAACCCTGAGAGCCACGCTACAGGCCCGATTCGGGACTTTTCGGGGTTCGGGGTTCATAACTTGTTCGGGATACTCCAGCAGCCTTTAAATAGCCTCTAAATAAAATCAACTATATTCGGGATTCGGGATTAGTGCAGCGCTGGTCCCCGGAGACAACCCGATAAATTGTTCGGGATAACCACCAGCAGCGCTCCGGGAGTCAGCAGCTACCGGGAGTCTTCGGGGCTGGGAATAAGCCGATAAATTGTTCGGGTTAAAATACCAGCAGGACCCGCAGCTACCGGGGCCAGCAGCGAATCTGGGTAATAAACCGATGAATTGTTCGGGTTCGGGGCCACAATCGAAGGCTGGGAGTTACCGGGGCTGCTGGTGTTACCGGGTGAATCGCTGGGAAAAAGCGCTGCCGGGGTACTTACTGGGAACAATTGTTCGGGTTCGGGCTGCTGGGTAGCTGGGAACCGGGGCCGCAGCAGGAACTCCCCCCGGCAGCACTGGTAAAAACACCAGCCCGGTGCTGGGGGATGACAACCCGAACAATTGTACGTTCCCCGGCGACTCCCCAGCAGCGTAACCCGGTGAATCTTTTTAACTTTACCTGTTGACATTATATATAGTGTGGGATATTGTGGGATTATTCTAGTAGAGAGGAAAGAAAATGACTGTATGGGATATTTATGATGATCCGAGTAGAAATATATCAGAGTGTTTAGATTGTGAATACGAGGGTACTGATCACGCGGAGAGCGACGATTTTATTGCTGATGATGAAACAGGCGAGCGTGAGGTTTTTTGCCCCGACTGTAAATCAAGTTTATATTTTGTAAAATAGGGAGGAAGAAAATGAGAAAAGAAACTCTTAAAATCGAAAATGCAAAGCACGCATACGATGTGGAAGTATCAACTACCGATAGTGTAGAGGTATGGGCAAACAATCGTACACAAGCTGCATCAATGGTTAAAAAAGTTGGCTATGATGTTCGATCAGTAAATATGATTGGATAAATAACATGAAACATTGGAGCAAGTTTAAATCGGATTGGATCGCTGATGCGATGCAGTGGGGCAAGATGAATCGGGCCGAGGCCGAGGACTATTGGGATAAACAAGAGTATCGGGATTTATAAGGTTCGGGATTCGGGGTTCGATCCTTCGGGATCGGGCCTTGAGTCATCTATATATACATATATATAGATATATACACATATAAATACTCATAAATATAAGAAATTAGCGCTGGCCCGGCGCTTTTTTTTTTGGCTGCGGCTGGGAAATAACCCGAACAATTGTTCGTCATCTCCCCAGCAG